GTAACACTCAATTAGATCCAAAAGAGTTAGCTGCTCTTTTGAAAAACATCGACAACATCCCCGAGGCGCATCTACAAGATATATACAAAACCCTTGCTGAGTTCGAACACGCTGATGCCAAAGAAGGTGCCGAGAACGACTTCATGAAGTTTGTGGAGAAAGTCTGGCCTAGCTTCATTGGGGGCCGACACCATAAAAGAATGGCACGTGCCTTTGAGCGCGTGGCGCGGGGGGAGTGTAAGCGGCTAATTATTAACATGCCGCCTCGTCATACCAAGTCGGAGTTTGCGTCATACCTGCTCCCAGCTTGGTTCCTTGGAAAGTTTCCCGGTAAAAAGGTCATCCAGACCAGCCATACGGCTGAGCTTGCCGTGGGCTTCGGTAGAAAGGTGCGAAATCTTGTCGATTCAGAACCGTATAAAGAAGTATTTTCGGGAGTTGCGCTACAAGCAGACTCTAAAGCTGCTGGGCGGTGGGCCACTAACGCGGGTGGAGACTACTTTGCTATCGGTGTTGGAGGTGCTGTCACTGGTAAAGGTGCTGATCTCCTCATTATTGACGACCCTCACTCGGAACAAGAAGCAGCCTTAAGCGAAACAAACCCGGAAATCTACGACAAGACCTACGAGTGGTACACATCAGGCCCACGGCAGCGTCTCCAGCCGGGGGGTTCCATCGTCATTGTGATGACAAGATGGTCTAAAAAGGATTTGACAGGGCAGATTCTCAAAAGTTCCGTCCAAAGAAGCGGGGAAGAGTGGGAAGTTATTGAGTTTCCTGCCATTTTGCCCACCGGAAACCCCCTTTGGCCTGAGTTTTGGCCTCTACAAGAGCTTGAAGTCCTCCGAAACGAGCTTCCAAACGCCAAATGGATGGCGCAGTACCAGCAAAACCCCACTTCTGAGAGTTCGGCAATTGTTAAGCGGGAGTGGTGGAAGATTTGGGAGGAAGAAGACCCACCTTGGTGCGAGTTTACGCTGATGTCCTGGGATACGGCGTTCGAGAAAACCAACCGGGCGGACTATTCGGCCTGTACCCACTGGGGTGTGTTCTATAAAGAAGACGGTTCTGGCATCCCGCAGGCCAACATCATCCTGCTAAACGCGTTTCGGGACCGGATGGAGTTTCCAGAACTAAAAAGATGCGCCATCGAGCAGTACAAAGAGTGGCAACCCGACTCAATCATCATCGAGAAAAAGGCTTCTGGGGCCCCTCTAATATATGAGATGCGGGCCATGGGCATACCGGTACAGGAGTTCACACCGAGCCGGGGTAACGACAAGATTTCACGACTTAATGCCGTATCTGACCTATTTGCCTCCGGGCGGGTCTGGGTTCCCAACACACATTGGGCCGAAGAAGTTGTAGAAGAGGTTGCAAGTTTCCCCAGTGGGGAGCACGATGACTATGTGGATTCGGTATCCTTAGCAATGATGAGGTTCCGCAAGGGCGGCTATATCCGCACAGCGCTCGATGAAGAAGACGAGCCGCAACAATTTAGACGCAGGCAAGCTGCATATTACTAAGGATAAAAAATGGCAATTGAGAAATCCCTATCCCAAGCCCCCTTGGGTTTAACTGAAGAGATGATGGAAGACGCCGCCATGGCCGAACCCGCCATCGAGATTGAAATCGAAGATCCCGAGCGCGTCAGTATTGAGATGGGTGGCTTGGAGATTGAGATCGAGCCGGGGGAAGAAGATGATGACTTTAACGCCAACATCGCCGAAGAACTTGAAGATGACGTTCTGGCAGGGCTGGCAAACGACCTGATTAGCGACTTTGAGGACGACCTCTCTTCCAGAAAAGACTGGATGCAGACCTACGTCGACGGACTTGACCTGCTGGGTTTGAAGCTAGACGACCGCACAGAACCCTGGCCTGGAGCCTGTGGTGTGTATCACCCCCTCTTAGCCGAGGCGGTTGTGAAGTTCCAAGCTGAGACCATCATGGAGACGTTCCCTGCCGCTGGTCCGGTCAAGACTCAGATTCTTGGAAAAGACACCCCGGAGAAGGTAGAAGCTGCGACCCGCGTCAAAGAGGATATGAACTATCAGTTGACTGAGGTCATGGTGGAGTACCGGCCCGAGCATGAGCGCATGCTGTGGGGTCTGGCCTTGGCGGGTAATGCGTTCAAAAAGGTGTACTTCGACCCGAGCCTTGAGCGTCAGGTGGCTATCTATGTCCCGGCTGAAGATGTGGTCGTGCCCTACGGCGCAAGTAACCTAGAAACCGCTGAGCGTGTGACACACGTGATGCGCAAGACCCCCAACGAGCTACGCAAGCTTCAAGTTGCTGGCTTCTACAGGGACGTCGACCTGGGTGAGCCCCATGACACTCTCGATGAAGTAGAGAAAAAGATCGCAGAGAAGATGGGGTTCCGGGCTACGACCGACAACCGGTTCAAGATTCTGGAGATGCAGGTTGACTTGGACCTCCAAGGATACGAGGACAAAGATAAAGACGGTGATGAGACGGGCATTGCACTGCCTTACATCGTCACCATCGAGAAGCAAACACAAACCGTTTTAGCAATCAGAAGGAATTGGCACCCAGATGACTCTACCAAACAAAAACGCAGTCATTTCGTTCATTATCCTTACGTTCCAGGTTTTGGCTTCTACGCTCTTGGCCTTATTCATCTTATCGGTGCTTTTGCTAAGTCTGGTACTTCTCTTATTAGGCAGTTGGTTGACGCGGGCACTCTGTCTAACCTGCCCGGAGGATTCAAAACCAAAGGCTTACGCGTTAAAGGAGACGACACACCGATTGCTCCAGCGGAGTTTAGAGACGTTGATGTAGCTTCCGGCACGATCAAAGACAACATCATGACCCTCCCGTATAAGGAGCCAAGTCAGGTGTTGTACACGTTGCTCGGTACGATCGTTGAAGAGGGGCGCCGGTTTGCTAGTGCGGCCGATCTGAAGGTATCCGACATGAGCGCACAGTCGCCAGTAGGAACTACGCTGGCAATTCTGGAGAGAACTCTTAAGGTGATGTCAGCCGTTCAGGCTCGGATTCACTACTCGATGAAGCAGGAGTTCAAACTTCTAAGAGACATCATCCGCGACTACACCCCAGAAGATTATTCATACGAGCCAGAAGAGGGTTCGCGTCGGGCAAAACAATCTGACTATGATGATGTAGAGGTAATCCCAGTCAGTGACCCAAATGCGGCCACAATGTCTCAGAAGGTAGTTCAGTATCAAGCGGTCATGCAGTTAGCCCAACAGGCGCCGCAGTTATATGACTTACCTTACCTACACCGGCAGATGTTAGAAGTATTAGGAATCAAGAACGCTGCCAAATTAGTTCCGATGCAGGACGATCAGAAACCACGCGATCCTGTTTCAGAAAATATGGATGTCCTCAAAGGCAAGCCACTCAAGGCTTTTGCTTATCAGGATCACGAAGCCCATATTAAGACCCACCAATCCTTTATGCAGGATCCAATGACTGCACAGATGATTGGTCAAAACCCAATGGCAAATCAAATGATGGCTGCACTACAGTCACATATTGCCGAGCACTTTGGGTATATGTACCGCAATCAAATTGAGCAACAGGTTGGAGCGCCAATACCGACGTTTGATGACGACAGAGAGATCCCACAAGATATCGAGTTTGCATTATCCCGTCTGGTGGCTCAGGCATCCCAGCAACTGCTTCAGCAAAACCAAGCCGCTGCTGCACAACAGCAGGCACAGGCTCAGGCACAGGATCCAATCATCCAGATGCAGATGCAGGAACTTCAACTCAAAGGTCAAGATCTTCAGCGAAAAGCGCTTAAAGATAAGACCGATGCTAAACTTAAGGCGCAGCAACAAGAGATTGAACGTCAAAGAATTCAGTCTCAAGAAAAGATTGCCGAGGCTACCGCTATGGTCAAAGCAACTGCGGAAGACGAAAAACTCAAGATCAAAAAGGGTGAGATTCTTACCCGGGCTGCTGCTGATGACGAGAGAATCAAACTGGAGAGGGACAAAGAACTTCTCCGGCTTCGTAGTAAATCCTAACCATAAGGAGAGTAAATGAGTAATGACTTACTCAAGTATCTTTCAAACAAGATACAGGAGGAAATGAAAGTAATCGAGCAGGACGCTGTT